GTATAAAGGAATACATCGCGTCCTCAGCCATTTTAGGTATGTATACAGCACTCAGGTCGCCATTGTTTGCTAAACCATCAGATATATAGTCTAAAACTACTATAGCGTAATCTGGGCCCACGAATGAGCCATCAAAGAATATAACACCCTTACTCTTATCTATAAAAAAACTACCACCTGAACTCATATCAGCAGGGTTTGAGCCATATCTAGCATTATAGTAAGAAAAGTTATCTTGATTAAAATTTGTATTGTAATATTCTTGAGCCCCTTGTGTACCATCACTAGAACCTTGAAACCTATTTACTAAAGTAGACTGAGCTGCCTCTTGAAGTCCTCCATCAGTATCATATACATATTTGAATTCACCATCTTGAAGAATAGCTGTAGGATTAGATATTTCTTTTGTTGGGAATAATTTTATCTTAGTACCGTCTCTTGCAATAACAGACAACTGCTGATAGCTAACAAAATCCTGCGGTAAAGGAAACTGTCGTGCTTCACCTAATTCAATTTCAATGCTTTTATCTGAATGAAGTATATCATAACTAAACTCTTGTACGCCTCTTTGCGCCCAGAACTCAACCTCATACTTAGGTACTTTAGATATAATTTTACCATCACCTATATAGGCTACAATAAAATTATTTACAACATCTTCTATAGAAGTTCTGCTATAATATCCTAAACCTTTAAAACCAGCAGGTACATCACCTGGTCTGCCGTCAAAGTCTGCGTAGTATGCTGATTCAGTATTTTCTTTTCTTGATGTAGCCATTATTGTTCAGATTGTATTATTTGTGTTTCTTTTTGTGCAGCCACCTGCGCTACGTCTATAGCTTTAATAGTTACCCCAGCTAAACCAACTATTTTAGCTACTAATTCAGTTTCTTCGGATTTGTGCAATTCAAAGTCGTTATACGCAGCATTAGCAGGAGTCGCGATTATCTGACCCGCTACTGATGTACCCACCCAGCTAGGGCTGTTAGGTTTGCGCACATAACTAATGTTTACTGTTGTTAAAGCTGTAGGCTTCACCACTAAACCTCCTTCATGCAATAAATACACCGGATTAGTTACAGTAGGAGTAGTAAGTGGAGCTTTGCTTACAAAAAGATAATCTCTATTAGATATTTCTTGAACAAAAACTCCCGCAGCATTAACTATACCTAGCCTATAAAAATCGGCAGGATACTCATAGTAATCCGACGTAACATTTGATAAGGCACTTGTAAAATTGCTTTTAGATAAAGAAGCTTCGTTTTCAAAGTAAGATATTTTTTCACCTACATTGCGAATAGTATCTGAATAATCCGACTCATTACCAACAGCTCTATTAGCAGCTGAAAAGTAAGATTCAAATATTTCAAGCTGAGCTTGCCTAGCGTAGTCATTAAACTCTCTAGGCGTTACATACCCGCGATTTTCTTTATTCAGTATTGTTAATACTGTTTTGTATACGTTGTCTACACTTATTGCCATTAGTCTTATTTATTTATTTAGTTGATTATGGCTAAGCGAATAGCCATAATCTATTTTTTTATGAAAGCTTCTTTTCAATAGCTTTCATAACGTTTATACCGTCATCTGTTTTTAAGAATCTAGCAAACGCTGTATATGGGTGTTCATCAAATGGCACAGTTAAAATCTTTTTACCTGTTTTAGACCATTTAAATGTTGTGTTGTCATCTGTTAAATTAACGACCCCATTCTCAACACTTCTATTCGCTAGGTTACGAAGTTTTATGTCTTCGTCATTAGCAATTTCTGTGAATAAGCTTGGATTGTTTTTTGCAAATAAATAACAATCACGTTTGATTTCTTTTGAAGACATAGTAGTTACTTCAGAGCCTAATTCAGTTCTAAGGATAGCTTCTAAGTGTTCAATCTCTAATTCTTGAACTAGTTTTAGTGCTTCTAATTCTAATTCAATTTGATCTATATCATCAACAGCTTCTTGTAACTCATCAATTTCTTCCCAAACTTTTCCAGCCTCAGGATGATAATTAGATAATAACTGTTGTAATACTACATTTGTACGTGGTACATAAAGTGCACCGTTTTCAAATATGACATGTTCTATCTGTACCCTGTCATCTTGTTCGTCTACAAATAGTGATTTTTGATTGGGTGCGTAACGCAATTCTCGGTTGATTTTTTTATCTTCATCAAACCAAAGCATTCCAACACTCCGTATTTTGTATGTTAGTGGACTCATTCCACCTGATAAGAGGTAAGTCCTATCTTTTAATTCCCAGTTTTTCATAATATAATTTAATAAAATAAAATAACCCCCACCGAAGTGAGGGCTATATTAATAATTAGTCTTTCAATAAGAAGAAGTTATTAGCTCCTTGCGTAATTAAACATCTTTCAGATAAGAAGTTAACTCTCATTTCGTCAATGTCAGAAGTGTAAGCACCACCAACAGATCCAGTAATCCAAGTTTTCATTTTTCTGTCATCTGTTTCAGAAGATCTATAACGGATGTGTAGGAATGGACGCTTGATGTTTTTACCAAGGTCTTGGTCATACACAGTAGATGTTCCTGCAGGGATAAGAGCTCCTTCAATATCTCCAAATTGACCACGTGTTCCGAAGTCATTTAAGTATTTCCAGTCAGTCTTATAGAAATCGTAAGATCCACGACGGAATCCACTAAATCCTAGGTTTAAGGCCATATCCTCAGAGTTGTTGAATACTCCGTAAGAAGTACCACCAGAACCGTAAGAATTTTTAGCAGCTAAACCATCATCAATTGCTAAAGATAAAGCGCGGTTTGTGTATAGCATATTTTCTTCTATAGCACCGTTTTTATCTAATTGCTTAAGGATAGTATCGAAACTAGCGATAGTATCAGAATCAGCAGCAAGATCAGTATAAACATTCCCTCTAGACTCAAGAGCCGCGAAGAAACCTTCAGATCCAGTAATACTTCCTGGGAAGTTTGCGTGAACTGATGCACCTTTCTTAACTGACTCAACCATAGACATCTCTAGGTAATCCTCAAATCGTTGACGAGTTTCGTGCTCAGATTTTAAGTACCATAGGTATCCACTTGCGCCATTCTCAGAAGCAACTTCAATCCAGCCGATCTGAGCTGTGTCAGAACCGCTTACTTGGTAGTTATCTTTTAAGATGATTGGTTTGTTAGTGTATGAACTGTAATCAGATTCGATTGCACCTTCCATACCAGCTGTTCCTTTTGCAAATTCAGAACCGTAAACTAATACGTTAACGCCGTTTGCAACGGTAATGCCTGCCCAGGTTGTAGCTGAATAACAGTGTGCAGTAAATGTACTATCGTTACCCGCAATTGCAGCTCCAGCAGTAACTACCACTCCCTTAAGTACTGGTCCAGTGGCAGCACCACCAACTGTTTTACCTTGTACCATAATGGTTTGTCCTACGCGGACAGCAGCAGCTCCTGAAGCAGGAAATGCTGTTCCATCAGGGTTAGCAGGGTGTGTTACTGTAAATAAACCTGATGTAGCATTTAGTGTTACGTCATTATATGCTACGTGTAGTCTCCCTTGCTCTACCCAACGAATTTCATCAGACGTAGAAGGCATCTCAGCTGAAACCATACGTAAGAAAGAAGAGATAGAACGATTTCCGTAGATCTCAGCTTCTTTTTCGTATACGTCAGGTAAGAATTGTTTTGTAAAGTTAAAGTCTGTAATGTAGTTGTTTTGGAATAAAGAACCTTTCGTTGGAGAAGGCACTAAATTGTTAATTCCACTTGTAATAGCCATTTTTTAATTTTTTTTATTGTTTAAGTTTCATTCGTAGTTTAGAACTAGAATCGCCTGATACAACTTTGAATTTTTGTCCACTATTGGTTTTAATAACGCCTTCTTTTCTAGGATCCATATTAATATTTTTAGCTTCCTTAGCGGAATTGCGTAGAGCATCGGCACGGCCTTGCTCATAAAAATGTTCAGCTAGCTTATCTGCGTTACGAGCAGTAAACAGTGCTTTATGGTATCCTTTGGCATCACTAATAGACCCGTCGTCTCCAAGGAACTTTGATACAAAATTATTAATGTCTGATTGCTGATCTTTTGTATCAGCTACGTTCGGAACCTTATATCGGTATTTATTGTCTCCAACTTGAAAATCAAAACCTTTAAAAGATTCACTAAAAACTTGATCAGTTTTTTGTAAAAAAGTTTGTGTTAATTGTGCACTTGATTCAGTGTTCTGTTTATATGTGTCATAATGCTGTAAAGCTTCTTGGTACTCCTGAGGAATATCTTTTTGCTGACTCAACTTGAGATCTGCATAATATTTCTCTTTGTTTCCTTCTAAATACTTTCTAGCATTGAATAACTCTTCTTTGAATGCTCTTTTCTTAGAGCGAATTTCTCTAGGGTCGTCGTCTTCGTCATAAGTGAACTGGTCTTCCATGTATTCATTAATGTCTTGACTATCCCAAGGTTTTGCTTGTTTATAATATTCTCTTAATACATCTCCGTCTTCATAAGCGGAAATATCTCTGTTGAGGTTTACATAATCTTCTACAGTACCACCTGTTTCCTGCATAAACTTTACTAGCTTATCTACATTTTCAGGTAATTCAATTTCAGGCAGTGCATTCCTTTCTGCAGCACTCTGATCTACTTTAGGGCTGTTGTCCTGTGACTGGGCCTGTGCCTCTTCTTCATCAGTTACTAGTTCTAAAGGAGTATCTTCTACCTCTGTATCTTTTTCAGGAGTAGTAGCTACTTCTGTTTCAATAGTTTCTTCCTCTTTTACCGGTTCATCTTGTTTGTTAACTTCGTCTAGGTTTATTACCGGGACTTCATCTTCATTTTTACCAGCAGACTCAGGAGCTATATCACCTTTTTCTACAGCAGCATCTAGTACCGCTTGTTCTTGTTCTTGTGCTGATTTAGTTTCTTCACTATCAACAGCACCTTTAATTTTCCATTCACTCATAATTTAATAATATATAATAATTAGTAATTTTTTTAACTTGGACTAAATCTGCTCATGTCAATACCTCCTAATACGTCGTTACCTTTAGATTCGAAAGATTTTTGTGGTTTAGGTGTTGAAGGAGGACCTGTTATGTCAGAAAGCGTAACCCCATTTTTATCTTTACTCATTTCTTTTTGGGCTTCAAGTTCCATTTGTTTGAGCTGTACATTTAAATCAAATTCAAATTGCATAAGCTCTTTTTTAGTTAACGCTTCTGTTTCTAGCTTTTTAATATCTAGAGCAGATTGCAATTGGCTTATTTTACTTTTTGCTTCTAATTTTACAGATTCAGCTTGAGCTTTAGCCATTTCAGCCATTTGAGCTGCTTTTCCATTAGCTTCAGATTGAGCAGCTATATTTCTTTCTGCTTTTAATTGATCTGTTGCTTCTTTTTTAGCTCTTCTATACTTTAAAAGTTGGTTAGCTAATTTTATATTTTTAATTTGTCTTATGTCTATAACATCTTCCAAATGTATTTGATCTCTCGATAGCGCAACCTGAATGTTGTTTTCAATTAGTTGTTTTTCTTCTTCATCCGGATCTAGCTCAAGAAAAATACCAAATTCGTGCAAATATAACTTAGAAACTTCTGACAAAGCACCCACACTAAATTTACCTATACTAGTTATTAAAGCGTCTCTTTGTGGGTGGAACTCTAAAACATCTTTTATTCTTATAGATATAGCTTCTGCTAATTTAGCTGTTATATACAATGAACTGTGCAGTATGTGTCTTGTTGCAGTGTTTGAATTTGCGGCAGCAAGTTTTTGAACTCCTACTAAAGCATAAGGATCTGGGTCAGACCCATCGCGAGCTTCATTCAGCCCGGTTACATCGCGTATCATGTTAAGATAGTAGTTGTACGCTTGTATAAGCATCTGCGATTGTTGCCCACCACCACCTGGTAATTCTTGTATAGGTACTTTACCAGCATTCATTTCACCATCCACTGTCATTGATCTACCAATAACAGATCCTGTTTGGAAATACATATTTAGTGCTTCCTGAGGATTGTAATTAGTACCATTACCTAAATCAATTTCGGCTAATCCGTCGGCATCTAAATAAACACCTGACGGTGTCATTCTTTGTATTGTTTGTTGTAATTTTAAGTGAGTTAATTGTATTAAGTCGGCATAAGTAACCATTCTACCAACTAAACTTGATATTTTACCCTTGTACATTCTAGGGGCAGAAGCGACGTAATTCATCATTACTTTATTAAAGTTAGAATCTGGTCGAACCATATTACTAGCTTTCTCCCACTTAAGAAGTTCATTAGAGCCCAAAGCCATTACACCTTCATATATAACTTCCCTAGCTTGAGCAACTTTTTCAAATCTCGCTCTTTGATCCTTTGGAGGGTTAAATGTATCGTCTTTTTTAATTGCTTTACTTGCCCCTGTGGAAGTTTCTTTTATTTTGTATACACTTTTTTCCCAACTTTTCCAATTAAAATACATAACAGTTACAGTATTCGAATCCGACTCGCCACTGGCATCACCGGCGTAATCGTAATTTTTATAATTAGAAGATGATTTAACTATCTCATCGAATTTTTCATTTGATAAACCAGGAAATTGATTTTTTAGCTCATTAGTTTTTATTTGCTTTATTTCACCAAAATAATATACATCTTGGAAATTAGGATCCTCTGTATAAGAGTAAACTAAATTTGAAGGGTCAACATATTCTAATTTAATACCATCAGTATTGTTAAATGAATGTTTTGCTACTGATATACCTAAAACGGTTTGATCGTAGTCTAATCTTCTTTTTAATTCCGGGTATTCGTTATTCAAAAAACAGTTATTCATAGCCTGTTCATGAGCTATTTCTATAGAAGGTTTATAGCCTATCTGCATATATAGCTCCATTTCTTCGCTATTAATAGGTAAGTCTTCTTCTGGCACGTTACGAACATCAACTCCTAACTTTTGGTCAATTTCTTTAATAAACGCCTGTGTTTCTATATCTTCCAGCATTGCTTCCATAAATTGGGTGCGTTTTGCTGATGATGTCGGGTCTTGGGCAAATGCTTTTATAGTAAATAGTCTATCTTGCATTCCGTTTACCACTATATCCACAAATTTAGGAATTATTGGTACTGGAGTCCAGTCTAAGTTTAAATACGACAGATCTCCATTTACTGAAAATTCATCTTTATACTTTTGGACGGATTGCTCGCCTCTAGCATATAATCTTAACTTGTGAAAGTTTCTTTGATTCTGTGCAAACCTCCCATCGCCGGATGATTTTTTAAACCATTCGTTTTGGATACCTCGCGCCACTTCCATTCCGTAGTTCATGCTAGCTTTCGTAGCATCATCAACCGATTGGCTGGGAAATTGGGTAACTTGTCCTGTAGCTTCTGCCATTTCTATTTTATTATTTTACTATTTGATCCTGTGTTATTATACTTAGAAAAACCAAAATCAATTTTTTTAACTTCTCTAGCTGTTTTTGACGCATACAAATGTCTTTGGCAAGCCATTATAGCTAAACCAGAACTTATAGATGCATCAAACTTTGTTCTATTATTAATATCAAATCCTGCCCAATCTTCAAGTGTTCTTTGAAAATACATTTTACCATAATCACCGGATTCTTTTAAACCCACGTGATCTTCTATATAACTTTCTATTGCAGCAGCATGCGCTTGCTTAATATCTTCAGAAGAGTTTGGTATACCACCTAATTCTTTTTCAGTAACAGATAATTTGCTGCGCACTTTGTCGGGCCGGTTCATTGAGTAACCTCTGTAACCGCGTCTTTTAATATGATATAATAGTCTAGGCTTATTGTTTTCTGCTAGTATTGGCATGCCATAAAATATCATTGCCATTAAAACATCTTCAAAAAATATTTCAGCTGTTTGCGGTCTAGCTATGTATTCTAAAAAGAATTGACTGTTAGGAACCTCAGCTAGCATACTATAAGCAGTTAACCCATGTAGCGCACCGTTTGATCCGCTGCCGTCTGTAGTTCCACTTATGTCGTAACTATCACAACCAAAAGCACCCATGTCTTTGTTACCGGGATATTTTATACCGTTCTTTACAATAATATTGTTTTGCATATTCACAGGGGGTATCCAAGATAGCCTAAACCTGCCGCTCTTATTCGGTGAAAATTGTACTTCAGAATCTTTAACTCCATTTTTCCAATTAAACGATCCAGTGGTTACATAACCTTCTTTAGTTAAGTCTTCGTTAAAATCAGTTTGCTCGTATATCTTATTAAGATTAAATAAAGACTTTGCTATTTCATCTCTGAAAGCGTGTTTTTCTGTTCTTGGAAACTGTCTATAATACTCGTTTAATCCATCGTTATTATCTCTAAGTCCATCT